CCACACCTGCATCCCCGGTTAGCGCAGCCAAATCTGCCACCAAGACAAGCAGCAAAGACGCTGCACAACGACTCTACGAACGAGGCGACCGCCAATCGCTGGAAGCCTTCGCCGAGAGTCTTCTTAGCTAACCCAAAAACAGAAAGAACCAATCATCATGCCTGCTGGATCCATTTTCCCAGTGACAGGTCAGCGTGAAGACCTGAGCGACGTTATTACTATCGTCGATGCAAAAAACACGCCCTTCGTTTCGGCCGCCCGCAAAGGCGCCGACATCACCAACGCTGCCGTTTACAGCTTCCAAGCTGACAAATACAACGACCCGTCCTTCGACGGCGTCTTGAGCAACTCGGACGTTTCCTCGTTCGACGATCCGGCCAAAAACCGCGCCCTCCTGAGCGCCCGCGGGCAGATGTTCCGCCGCGCCGTCAAGGTCGATACGTTCGTCCAAGAGGCCAGCGACATCGCCGGCATCGGCCGCCGCAAACAGCTCGCCGTTGGCGTTTCCAAGGCCCTCCTGGAAACAAAAAGGGATATGGAAAGTGCCTTCTGCTCCGACCGCGAAAGCCAAGAGCAGAGCGGCGCCAACCCGTATCGCACGCGCGGATTGTTCCGCTGGATCGACGTTTCGGCGCAGAGCGACCTCCCGGTTCCTGCCGCCTACCGCACCCCGACCGCCAGCGTTGACACCAACGCCGCTCCGACCGAGTCCCAAGTGCAGACGCTCCTCCAGAGCATCTACAGCCAGACCGGCCAGATCGACGACATGGTGCTCCTCTGCGGACCTTCGCTGAAGCGCACCTTCACCGAATACACCCGCTTCAGCACCGGCGCGACCTCAAACGCCCTCAGCATCCGCACGTTCAACACGTCGGCCGAGGCCAAGAAGATCGTGTCTGCTGTGAATGTGTTTGAGGGCGATTTTGGCACGCTCCGACTGTTGCCCTCGTTGTATCTTCGTCAGAACAACTCCAGCGACACGGCGAAAAACTCGTCCGGCCTCGTGCTCAACATGGACCAGTGCGAAGTCCGCTTCGCCAAGCGTCCGGCCATGCGGGAGCTTCCCGACCTCGGCGGCGGCCCTCGCGCGCTGATCGATGCTATCGCTTCGGTCACCTGCTTGGCCCCGCAGTCCCAAGGCAAGTTCACCGCCAACGTGGCGCTCGCAGCCTAATCATTAACCAAGGAACAAACTTAAAATGAAAGTCTACGAACTGCCCTACGAAAGCAAAGCCGCCTTCGGCTACACGCACAAGGTCATCCTCGACCACAACGACCTCACCGACACCGATGACGCCCAGACGATCAATTTGATCCCTGTCGTTGCCGGCACGGTTGTCAAAGCCGCGGCGACAAACATGACATCCGTGTTTGACAGCTCGGACGCTGACACCATCACCACCACGGTGAAGATCGGTCACGACGACACGACCGCCGACGACGATGCGTTCATCACGTCTCAGGAGTTGAATCCCAGCGGAACCGAAGTGTTCTACAAGGTCAACCCCTCTGCGACTCCGTTCGTGTTTGTGGCCGGCACGGCAGCCTCGCCCAAGTATATCCAAGCGGCCTTCGCTTGCACTACTGGCGACAGCCTTGCGGCCCACAACACCGGCGAGCTGGAGGTCTTCCTCCACATCGCCAACGTCAACGCGCTCTAAGTCAGACCAAGTCTTGAATCACCTGCGGCGTCTCCGGGCGCCGCAGCTTTCAGGATGGCCGACTCACTCTGGACCGGCATCGCCAACGACCTGGGCGATGAGATGGCCCACCTCGTCAAAGAGGAACTCCTCACAGGTTGGAACGTCAAGGCCGTCATGGCTGGCCTTGAGCAGCAGCGCATCGCGCAGGCCAACGAGCGCCTTGAGCAATGCGCCGTCGAAGGCATCGGCCAGCACACCATGAGCATCGACGCCGATGTCTACTGGGCTTGGGAAAAAACCGAACCCGGCTGCTGGGCCGACAAAGGCTGGCGCGACGACTTCAAAAAGCGCCACCCCGAGACCGCCGTCCACTACACCCCGCGCCGCACCACGGTGCTTGTCCCTTAAATGATCAAAGCACCCGACCGCGACAAAATCTCCGAGATCCTCTCGGACATCGATGAAGCCGACGCCGATGGCAGTGGCTACGTCCAGCGCAAGCTCCGCAACTGGAACACCCGCTTCTGTATTTGGGCCGGCCAGACCGACGACGGCCGCAAGCACCAAGAAGCCCTCGGCAAGCGCCCGTTTCCTTGGGACAAGTCCCTCGATTCTCGCGTGCGCATGGCCGACACCATCGTCCGCGACCACGTTGCCATGCTGACCAACGCCTTCTTCAAGGCGCGCGTCCAGGTCCAGCCCGTCGAGTCCATGGACATCGACAAGCGCAGCGCCGCAGAAAGTGTGTTGAAATGGCTCCTCTTTCAGCACGTCCTTGATGATCTCCGGCGCGAAGTGCAGCTCGCCGCCAACTTCCGCGAGACCTACGGCCTCGCCGTCATGGCCGTCGATTGGATCAAGACCACCCGCACCGAGATCAAGAGCTTCAGCATGGAAGACGCCATGATGATGCTGCAGGAGTCCCAAGACCCAAACCTGCAAGCCCTCCTCGAGGTCGTCCTTGACCCCGAGCAAGAAGAACTCGCCGCCCAGCTGATGGGCGAAGTCATCCCGGAACTCGGCAGCACCGCCAAAGTCCGCCAGTTCCGCGAAAAAGGCTTCGTCGAATGGGAGCAGCCCTACGTTTTTGAAAGCCGGCCCCAGTGGACCGCTTTGGAACCCTGGGAGGACATAATTTTTCCAGCTCAAACCTATAGTCTACAGCGGGCGGCGTTCGTTGCCCGACGCGAGCTAATGACCGAACCGGAGTTGCGCGAACGTGCCGCTGTAGAGGGCTGGGACGACAAATGGGTCGAGCAAGTCGTCGAGAAAAAAGGCGACATCCGCCGCATCTCGCTGAACCTCCACCGCAGCGACCAGTTCCTCTACGACCACCAGCGCGACATGATCGAGATCTGGCACGTCTACAGGAAGGAGCACGACGACCGCACCAAGGCGATGCGCGTCACCCGCACCGTCCTCAGCTACCACGTCCCGGATCGCACCGCCGTCCACGACATCCTGCCCTACGCGCACGCGCTCTATCCCTTCGTCGAGCTGCCCCGCGAGCGCGCCTCACGTCCCATCTTAGAGTCCCGCGGCGTGCCGGAGATCGTCCAGACCGCCCAGGAAGAAGTCAAAATCCAACGCGACATGCGAGGCGACCGCGCCAGCATTGTCACGTTGCCCCCGCTCAAAACCCCCGCCGCGCGCGGCAAGATGGATCTCATCATGGGACCGGGCGTGCAGATCCCCGAGCGCCGTCCCGGCGAGATCACTTGGATGAACCCGCCGCAGCCCGACGCCGGCAGCATCGAAGTCGAAATGTCCATCCGCAACGACGTGGACAACTACTTCGGCCGCATCAGCGAAGCCGTCCCGCCGCAACGCTACATGCTGCACACCCAGGAGCTGGTCGATTCGTGGCTCCTCGACATGAAGCTCTGCCTCGTCCAGACGCTCTCGCTCTGTCAACAATACATGACCGAGGAAGAAGTCGCCCGCGTCACCGGCAACCCCAATCTCCCACTCACTGCCAGCCCCGCTGACATCCGCGGACGCTTTGATGTGACGTGCGATTTCGACGCCAAAATCCTTGATGCCGGTCCAGATGGCGCCCTCTCCCAGAAGCTAAATTACTTGGCCTCCGTGCTCACTCCGCTGGACTCCTTTGGAGTCATAGATCGAGTAGGTTTGGTCAAATATATGATGCAGGCAGTAGACCCAAATCTCGCCGGCATCCTCATCAAGGATATCGGCGCCGCTACCCAGCAAGAGCAAGAGGACGAGCAAGGTGCCTTCGCCAAAATCGCCGCAGGCACCGAGCCGCCATTGAGGGAGGGCGGACAAAACGCGCAGGTAAGGCTGCAAACGCTCCAGCAAATCATCCAGTCCAACCCCGCCGTCCAGCAGCGGTATCAGCAGGACGAAATCTTCCGGTCAATGATCGACGCCCGCGCACAAGCCTTCCAGTTCCAGTTGCAGCAGCAGCAAAACGCAGTCATCGGCCGCACCGGCGCCCAGCCCGCGCTGCAAAAGATGGCGCAAGACCAGCAACTCGGCATGACCGCCCAACCCGCCGCCTAACCGTATGCACCCGAACGTCTCCGTCAGAAACATCGCCGGTCTAAACATTCCGCAGCATAACGCGGTCGAGCTGAATTACGTCTCAACGACAAACAATCTCTCTACGGTGGTCTACAAGGAGGGCAGCCAGACAGTCGCCACATTGACATTCACTTACGTCGGCGGCACGCCGTCCAGCGATGACGCAAAGATCGCCAC